CGCAAACTGCTCACCAACTTGCATTGCTTCGTCAGCTGCAATCTGTTCTGCTGCAACCGTAGAGTTAATATCATCGACGTTTTCACCGCCTCTGTTGTTGCTGCGCTGGTATTTATCTTCGTCAATACTTGTTGGCTCAATTATGAACTCAGCAATGTCGCCACCTTGTACGCCTACAATTTTTGTTAAATTATTTCCGCTTACTGTTTCTCTGCCACCAGCGCTTTTTGCGAGCAGCGTAATCCCCATGCGAGGGCTGTACTGACGACCAGTGCCCTCCATATTTTGCTTGCGAATACTGTCTAGTTCGCTCTCGCTTCCAACATTAACTTCAGCCCCTTTCGCTCCAACAATCTTGATGCGCCGTAATGTTGCTGCGTATTTTTGCTTGTTATCTGTATTTTTAATAATAGAAACAACTTCAAAGTTTACTCTATAAGCATTACCGTTCGGAATTGCTCCGTAAACTCCAAACTGCGTGTTGTTGGTTGGCGAAAATGCGTGGCAAAAACTACTAGACTTATTACTTACATTGTCTGGACATAGGAAAACATCATCGTCAGGACCGCTGTATTTGCCTGGATCGCCACTGCTTGGTTCTCCAGCCGTTCCATAAAAACGATTGCGAAGGCGTATGCGATTGAAGTCTGAGGCTGCTCGAACAAGCGGGTCAGGGCCAACGCCAAGAATGTTGGAGTTACGTTTCCAGTAGAACGCAAAGAAATCTTCATACAAAGCATCCAGGGCATTGTTGCCCAAGAAAATGCCTTCAAGATCAGGCTCAATAATTCCATCAGGCGGAACAGCGTCTGCATAACCTTGCTCGCCAACAACAAACAGCAGCTTTGCTGATTGCTGCGTTCCATGACTCAACATCCGTGACCACACCAGTTTTGGCGTGATTAACATGCCGCCAATCTTTTTCGTCTCGTCGTAAAGACCAAAAATGATCGGTATTGGTGCGCCGTAATCTGCAATTTCGTTCAGCGTGTCGAAACCACGGCTTGGCGTGAATCGATTGGTAGCATTGACGCTTCCAAGATCTAGTTGTGTCCGCTTTGATGCTTCAGGTGCTTTCGGCTTCGGCGCTAGCAGTAATGAAACACCAGTCGTGATAAGGCTGATTGCAATACTGACAATCGCAATGGCTGTTGCATCATTTCTTACATCAGGAATGTGATCATACTCAGCAGGTCTTACCGCTCCACGACGCTTTACCTCTGCAGCAAACTTGCGGTACTCATCTTCCGTTATTCCAATCGTCTTGATTAACTCTTTTTCGTACGGAAGCAGTGGTACGTCGTAAACAGTCGGGCCGAAGACCACTGAATCTTTTTCGACATTCGATTGACGTACAAGATCCCCGTCTGCCATGTGACTGCGAATGCCCAGGATTGCTGCGGTAACAGCAGAATATCACCATCATACTCAGGCTTTTCTACCCGAAAACCCCAGCTCATTAGATCACGACAAACCTGCCATTTACTTGCTTCATACCAAGATTGTTTGAACGGTGGTGCTTCAATACCCATCCGACCCAATGCCTCATAACATAAATGGATGCAATCGATATAGCCGTCACTGCCATCAGCGCCTAGCCGATACGGCATTCCGATTAGATCACTGCAGTCGGACACTGTTGCTAATTGGGAGGTTGCCTACAAGATCTTGCGTTAAAGAGCGTCGTGGTACATCGGTTCCAACAGCATCCAGCACCGAACTTAGCTCTAAGTTCAACGTTGCTTCATCCCATTGACCGCCTGTAACAACTCCGGTGTAAGTGTGAACAGTAGTATGCGTTGCTGTCAAACCAGTGCTTGGATCAGCATCTTCAATAATCAACACCTCAACTTCCATCACATAGCTGTTTTCAATAGCATCTACACCCCAAGGACGAGACAACGTATTGTTTGGGAACACTAGTGATGCTTCAAGACCATCGCCCGTGCGGTTTACTGTGACGCCTGAAAAACCAAACGGCAAGAACTGATAATTGTCGCCGTTATGGGTCAGTTGTTCACCAATGAAAAAGTTCTGAAAACGAAAATTAACCGTTTTGTTGACCTTGATCCGTAGAACATGGCCGAAAGCAAACTGCGTCACATTCCTAGCCTCTTACGAGTGCCGCTGCTCATTTGCAACCGCTTGAGTGTTTGTTGTTCACCCTGTTTAGCACCTTGATTGGCGGCCTGCCTCATTCCAGCTTGGAACTGATCAGCAGTTACATAATCAACGTTGTTGATGCGTTCCACTGTGTAACGAACGTCGATTGGGGTGGCAACTGCAGCACCTGCACCTTCGGTTGATGTTCCAGAACCACCTGTTTCAGGAATGACAGAAGAACCGCGAGCACCACGCGAGTAACGCGCCATACTTTCACGCATTTTCGACTGAGGAATGATGTACTCAGGTTCACCGCCTTCACCAACTAAAGCGCGAGTAGGGCCAGAAACAAATCCACCTTCTGCATATCCTGTTGGTATGCCGCCAAGTGATCCAAGAACATTTGAATCGACTTGGGTGAAATTGCCAGTAGCACCAGACGACATTGCGAAGCCACCACCGCCAATGCCCAGCGCCTTCATGATCGTGCCGTACAGAATCATTGTGATCTGCTGAGCAATGATCTGTGCCGCCATTTCCATAAAGTGCTCAGCCACAGCAGACATCATGTCGGCCAATGCTTCCTGTGCACTCTTGCTGCCAGTAATTACGCTCTTAAATGAATTCGCAAAGGCATTGCCGATAGCAGTGGCACCAGCAGCAACCTGATTTTGTACGTCGAGCAATTCTTCTAATCGCTTCTGCATTTGATAACCAGGATCAGCTTCACGTCTTGCTTTTTCATCGGCTTCACGCTTTTTCCGTTCTTGATCTGCAAGGTCGGCAGCCTTTTTGTCAATAGCAAAAATCTTCCTCCTAAAGTTATAAGTTGCTTCTTCTAGTGCGTCTGTTTTTTTATTGCCTTCTAAAATGCCTTCTTCGATTTTTTGCCGCTCAACCATTAGCTCAAGAGTTGCAATTTCTCTTTCATTGCCCAGCTCTTTTTCTGCACGAAGCCGCCGATTAAGTTCAAGCAACTTATCCGACATATCAATTTGCTCTTTGGTTTTTTTGTCTGCCCCTGTTTTTTTGTCGAGCTTGCCTCCTGTAGGAATGATCGCGTTTTGCGTAATTTGCTGTTGCTGTTGCTGTTGTGCGCCTGCAGCGCCTTGCGTTACGCCTTGACCAAGAGCAACAGTTTCGCTGACAAATGAAGTAACGGCGGAAGCGCCTTTTTCTAAGAAATTTCGTATTGGTGCAGGTATTAGATTGTAAGCGCCCTTAATGAATCCAACGATTTTCTCTAAGGCTGTTCTAAAGAAACCAGTCACACCTTCAAGAGCATTTCTGCCAGAAGTAATAATTAACTTCGCAAGCCCTCCAATAACTTGACCAACTCGCACACCGAAGCCAATAATAAAATCACCCAATGCCTTGACTCCGCCAAGCACAAACTGAAATCCCTTTTCAAGCTCAAATGCAGCGTTAAGACCTTTAAGACCTAACGCCTCAGCAATCGCTTGCCCGACCTGATTGACTGCAGCAAAAGTTGCGCGAATTGGAGAAAGTAAATTGCTTATTGCAACGGTTAAAACCTCAACAGTTACGGCTGCGACTTTGAACGTTTCCTTGATGACAATGCCAAGTTCAGATTGATCGCTAAATAAATTTTGAAATGCTGTGGTCAATCTTTTGAGTTGCCCATCAATCGTGTCAGATGCCGTGAATGCTGCCTTTGCCGCAGCGCCTTGTGCATTCTTTTGGTTTTCTAAAAGCTTATTATATTTTTCTGTATCGTTGAGCAGAGCAAGAATTGATGGACCTGCTTCTGTCCCAAATGCTTTAATTACAGTTCCAGCATCTGCGCCAGATTTTTTAATTTTTTCAAGTGTTCCAGCCAGGCCGTCAGTCTTGAGGGTTGACGCACTAATGTTGACACCTAAATCCTCGAATTCTTTGCCAACCTTTCCGGCAGCAACTTGAGCAAAGGCAGTTTTTAATGCTGTGAATGTAACTTCTGCACCTTGACCACCTGCAGTGATTTGAGCGACTGCTGCGTTTATTTCCTCCAATGGCACACCTAAAGCAGCGGCAACAGGTGCAACCTTTGCAATGTTGGCTGCATATTCACCGATGACAATTTTGCCGTCGTTTTGCGTTTGAATGAATCCATCAACAAGTTTCGCCGCCTTGTTGGCTTCAAGGCCATACGCATTCAAAACAGATGTTGTGGCATCGCCAACTGTATTGATGTCGCTGAATCCACCTGTCGCACCTTGGCTTGCAGCTTTCAAAATGTTTGCCGCGTCAGCAGCATTTGTAAAACCTGCAGATGCAACGTCGTAAGCTGCACTTGTCAAATCAAGAACACTGGCTTGCCCTGATAGTTCTCGGCTTACGTCTGATAATTGCGCCTTCAGTGCTTGACTGTTTACACCAAGGGATTTGACTTTTGCTTCTGCAAAATCTTGCTGACGCAATACACCAAACACTTGCGTGAGGCTACCAGCAGCGGCCACAACTGCTGTTAAAGGTCCAAGAGCTGCACCTAAAGCAGCACCTAATCCACGTGCACCAACAGCAGCTGCTTGCGCTCCTCCAGCAAAAGCCTTAAATCCAGTTCCTGCAGCGCGTGTAGATCCGCCAGCATTTTTTACCGCTACCTCAAGCCCTTGCACCTTTTTGGTCAGGTGTGCAATCTTGGCGTTAGCATCTAAGGTTTCAACCTTAAACCTGAGGACGGATTCAGCCACAAATCACCCAGCGATGCTTTAATTTTACCGCCGCCGCATTTTTGCGCGATCTGCTGCCTTTTCTTCTCTTTCTCCTTTTATTTGATAATAAGCGGCAAAATGAACAAGCTCCGCATCGGTCAATTCCGTGCGAAGCTTGCTAACCGTCATCCCCAGTTCGCAGGCCAGAAAAAACTCAAAGTAGAGCCAGCTGTCCTGCGTCAGTCGTTTTTTGCTTCGTCAAGTTCAGCTTCTTCACCAACACCAAACAAGAACAGCTCAAGTTCATTTAGGACTGACTCAGGCAGTTGCCGTTGAAGTTTTGCGGCATCAGCAGCAGCAAATGCTTTACTACCATCTTCGAGTTCAGCCATTTGACACAGCATCTGCGTGCTGATGTCTAGTGCTTCTTCAGTGCCAGCAAGGCTTTGCGCTTTCTTGCGATCAGCACGGGTGATCGGCTTGAAATACAGATCGACAACCTTTTGGCCGTCTGCATTCTTCATTTCAAATTTGCGGCGCTGGTTGAGATCAAAAGCCCCAACCAGCAGATCAACGGTGCGATTTGAAGCAGGCATTTAAGCGACACATTTGTCACTCAAACTATACCTCTTTTACTCCAAATTGGAAGTGATGGTGCCGCTAGTGATGAAGCTGCAGCTTACGATGACAAGCTCGCCAACGGTGGAAGTGATTTCCATGTCGGTGATGATGCCAGCGAAGCTTACCGAATCAGTGTCAGTGGTAGTGCCGGTGGTGAACAACTCAAAGGTTGCATCTGCAGGATCATTGACGGTAACAACGTCTTCAATGAATCCAGCTTGACCAGTAGCGTCTGGATCGTAAACGAGTTCAACAGTACCGGAGCCAGACACCATGCTGCCAACAAAGCTGCGGAAAGTGTCGCCGTGAACGCTGGTGTCGAGCGTTTCTTTTGTGATGGTCAGGCTCCAACTGCGAGTGCCAACAATCGTGGCGTTAGTGGTGCCTGCTGCATCAAATTGAACAGTTCCCTGTTCGCCTCGAATGGTAGCCATGGTCAGAGTTCCTCGATGAATTCAAAGGTCACACGGACCTGTGTTTGGAAGTAGCCTTCAGGTGCTGGTGTTCCAACAACTTCAGGACCGATTGGCGCATCGAAGTAAACCCCCGACACTATGACTCGATTATAGAGATCGCGAATACGCTTGCCGATCGTATAGTTAGCACCGGAACCAACACCAGCAGGCGTGAAGATATTGATGACGATGACGCCAACAATTCGATTTTGAGAGTCAGT